GGACAGTTGCGGTTGTTGTGCCGTCTCCTGCTACGCTATTCGTTTGACGGCTTGCTTGCTTGATGATCTGCGCTGCGGCATTCTCAAATGGATCTGGGAACTCTACCGCTTCGGCGACCTGGACGCCATCCTTGGTAATAATGGGGCGCTTGCCCTTCTTTTGGATAATAACATTTCTTCCCCTCGGTCCCAAAGTGGAAGCGACGTTATCGGCCAACTGATCTACTGCTTTCATAATGGAGCGTTGTAGTTCCGCTCCGTCCTGATAAACCTTCATAGAAACTCCTGTTATCTTATTTCTTTTTTGACTATTCTTCTTATTGTGGAACTATTCACACCGAACTCTTTTCCTGCCTTGGAATAGAAGCCCCAGTAAGAGCCTCTTTCTTCGTAGTAGGCTTCCGCTTTTTCCCTGATAGACTGAACCTGTTGATCTGTAAGTTTGGCGTTTGCATTTTGTTCGCCCGCTGTAAATGCTGTTCGTAAGACCTTTTCTTTATGCTCCGTGGAAAGCGCTTTGCCTGTCTTTGTTTCGCTTATCTTTCTCTTTGTCTCTTCGGTGTGCGCTTTGCCGTAAAAGTTATTATTTTTGCCGAGTTTGCTTTTTCTCATTTTCTCTATTGAGGTTTGGTTGTGCCGTAGGCCAAACATAGGAGCAGCAGGCTCACTACTCTTATTGTAACCACTTTGGCGCGAAAGGCAACCTGTTTCTTCTATCATTTGCCTCTCTTGATCCAGCAGTTCGTCTTCATCGCATAAGATCAAAATAGAAAAATCAAAACTCTCTTCGCCATAGGTGTCCCACGCGCTTTGTAGGTGCTTATTTGGGTGCTTGTTATTATTTAGGTTGCTTTTGTGCGAACGCCAGCGCTGTGCGATGTCGCACGAACTACCAACATAGATCTTGTTGTTTGTTGTGTTTCTTATTTGGTAAATGCCTATTTGCTTCATTGCCGTTCCCTCCTGTAATAAATAGTTCCCAGTTGGGAAAAAGGCAACGGTAAGACCAAAAATAGGCAACGGTAAAACAAAAATAAGTTTGCTACTGAACAAATGTTCCGGTAGAAACTATTAGTTTGTAAATGGAGCCGACACCCAAGAAAAAGTGCGACCACGAGGACCAAGGGTGGAAGCAACATTATCGGCCAACTTATCAACACCAGCAAGAACCTTCGCTTGCAGCGAAGATCCTGCGTCGTATCTCTTAGTCAATCAGCACCTCTTGCTTGCTATTCTATTGTAATCACTTGGGCGGCTGGCGTCAAGTGATTTCTATTATCTGTTCTTCACTGAGACGACCGCCTGGCTGCGGGCGCGTTCCACCTGCGCCCATAGGAGGAGTTGGCGTTGAACCTCCCTTTTTGACACCAGCAACTTGACGAACAGTTGCGGCTGCCTCTTCGCCGGCTTCAGCACCTTGTTCTGCTTCAGATGTTTCCTTCAAACCATTTGCAAAGAATGAGTTTAACTTTTCAGTCATTTCTGCCATGTTGTCAAAAATTTCAAACACTCTATCCATAACTTCATTTTGTACTTTCTCTAAGAAATCCTGAACGGCAGGGGCGCCGATCTTGATTTGCGCGAAAGGCTTACCGCCCGAATATTCGATGGCCTTCCCGTTTGGAACTGAAAACTGCTTACTGTTAATGTAACCATAAGAATTTTTCAATGCGATTGCTTTTGCTTCTGGCGATAGTCCCTCGTACCATTCAACAAGTTTTGAGTTTTCTCCGTAAATAAAGTTGATTTGCTTTATTGCTTCGCCCCTCTTATCAGAAGTATTTACTTCTTGAACATAATATGTCTTAAAATAAGAAACAATTTTATTATATGCTTCAGTAACAATCCCGTCTTTAACATCAACTCCAAGAGCGTTCGCAATGCTTTTCTTGATATTCGTGGGTGTGCCAAGCTTGGTTGGTGAGCTACCGAGCCCTACGGACTCTATTCTAGCTAGATAAATTTGGCCTATCTTATTAAACATAGCATGAACTTGGTCTTCTTCAAGGCCACTTACCTGTTCTATCTCATCAGAGTAGTTTTTAATCAGATAATCAACAAGGCCCCTAGCAATGGCCTCTGGTTCACCCTTTTCAGTTCTTGCCGGGAGTTTGCTTGCCAAATCTGGCGGATCACCCTGTTTGGTCTTATCCCAATTTTTTAGCTCCAACATAAAATCTTCAGAGGAACCAATAACCAAGCGGCCATGATTACTCGCGCCGGCCAAAAGCCTGAAAATATTGTTTCTTGTAAAGTCGAATTGATAACAAGAAATCGTGCCTGACCTTTCAAGCGGAGACTGGCCGGGGGCTTGTTCCTCAAAGTTCTTCGTAGCTGCGATATATCTCATTGCACCGCCGCCAAATTCTGGACTTGTGGCCCAAGCGGCCCATTCTCGCTGGTCTGCATCAACAAGGTCATTAACGAGATCTATGAACGAGCCGCCAACCTCAAGCCCTCCTTCGCGATAAAGCTTCAAGCTGACGGGGACTCGCTTTCCGTCGAATTCTGCTGTGATGTCTGCAATGGTGTCTGCACCGGAAGCAGGGATCTGTTTACCATTTAGCAAAGCGGACAAAAAGGCTTCGAAGTTAAAGCCGGCAGCCGATGCATTGAAGTTTGTAATCGCCATGGTAAGGGTTTTTATAAAAACAAGATAAGACATAACTTCTTGAATATACTCTTTCATGTTTTCTGTCTTTGGAATCTCGCCAAAACCTTGCTCCATTCTGGCCTGGACATTGTTTAGCTTTTCTTGAACCGTTCCACCCTTGATGTTGCGAAGCCAATCTTCCAAAAGATTTCTTTGAGTTCCCTTAACACCATCATCATCGTTATTGGCCCAGCCAAGCTCAGAAATCGGGATAAGAGGGATCTGCCTAATTGTGTAGGTTCTATTTTTTCCTTTCTTTTCTTCGTTCAAGGGATTTCGAAGATCAAACCTAGACCCCTTTAGCGCTTCGGCTTCAGCTAAAACCTCACCAATAGACTCCATCAAGAGGTCAAGCGACATCTTCTTTTCACCTTTGTCAAGGTGGTTCTCAATCAATAAATCCCAATCAACACTCATAGTTAAAGGCTCCTGTCTAATAAATAGTTTTTACTCTGGTAAAGTAAGCACAGAAACGGAATAACCGTCAAGTCCTGCTGTGCCTTCCCAAACACCATCGTTCTTACGGTAGCCCTTGGAAATGCTGCTCTGAACTATTGTTACATTTGTGTAGTCGTGAGCGAAAGCAAGATAAGTGTGCCCCGTAGCGCCGTTTTGGAAGCGATCGTCCTCAAGACCATCTTGGCCCATGCTCAAACGACGCCAGCGCTGGACGATATGCCAGCGACCTGGGGTCAAAAGTGGAGCATCTGCCTCCTTTCCAACCATAGGCACATAAGTGTAATCGCCACCAAGCTTCTCTTGGGCTGCGTCAATGGCCGACCAGGGCTTCTCGCCGTCATAGACATTTGCCCTTTCCCACCACTTATGATCATAAGAAGCATAACCGGCAACGTGGTTTGCGTCAACATCGTGGACTACATTTAGAATCCACATTGCGACAAGCGTGCAACATGGGAGGTTTTCAGAGCGGGAAATAGCATAAATGCTCGTTCCCTTGTCTAAAACATCAAAACCCTTCTTTGTTATATTCATAGCAATTTACCTCCTAGACAATAATGTCTGCGAAACCGTGCTCAACGGCTTCTTCTGCTGTCAAATAAACATTTACCTTTCGCTTCAAAATAGAGCGAAGCTTCTTTTCAGTGAGATTCGTTTCCTCGCAAATAGCCTTGATGTAAGACTCTTGCATACAACGGATCTCACGCATTTCGTTGTCCAACTGGTGCATTGGCCCGACTGAACCTCCGATAACGGAGTGGATCATTACACGGCAATGCTTTCCGATCTTTCGCTTGCCCTTTGTTCCGGCGGCGAGAAGCAGAGTTCCGGCTGACATAACCTTTCCAATGCCATATGTTTCGATCTCAACCTCTTCACGGACATAGCGCATAATGTCATAAATAGCAAACATATCGTCTGCGTTTCCGCCGTTTGTAGAAATAATAAACTCAAACGGGCGAACAACTTCCTTTGTCTCTTCGTTCTCTGGATCGTTCGGATCAACAAGTTCATCGACCTTAGCGTTTCCGTGAAGATAGAGCATTGTAGAAATGATCTTTTCACTGGATTCTTCAGTAACATCACCGATAAGTGTAAACTTTCTAAGTTCCGGTTCTTCTGGTGCACCTGCGAGAAGGAGGCTTGTAAGCATCGCTCCCTCGGCACTGGTCTTGTTGTTTGTCTCAGTAGTCTCGGACATTTGTTCTCCTATGTCACACATATATCTTAACGCCTTGCGGTGGCGAAGTCAAGCACAAACAGAAAGGCCATGGCAAGAAAAACCTGCCATGGCCTCAGTCTGCTAAAGTAGGCTTTACTCGCCCTTTAGAATACGAGCTACGATGCGGTCGGTAATGGACTCGACCATACGAGCCTTGTTTGCGGCTTTCTTCTTGGACTCAACCATCTTGCTAAGACGAGCGGTGACACGACGGACGGTTTCCTCAAGAACCTCCTCGTCATCGACCATCTCCATCTCACCAGCAACCTCGTCGTCCATCTCAGGAGCCTCTTCGCCCATTTCGGCTTCGGCACCCATATCGACCTCAACGTCCTCACCGGTGGCAGCCTCAAGCGCAGTCTCAAAAGCGTCCATGAAAGCCTCTAGATCAACTGTGCCTTCCATAGCCTCACCTTCGCCCTCGTCCTCCATTTCTGGAGCTTCTTCGGCTGGCATATCATCCTCCATTTCTGGAGCTTCTTCGCCCATTTCAGGAGCTTCGTCTTCCTGCTCCATCATCGCCTCTTCCTCTTCCATCGGGGCGTACATTTCGTTGATGAAGTTGTCAGTGTAGCGATCGATCTTCGCAAACTTCATAAACTTACGAACTGAGGCTTCGTTAAGTAGTGTCTTCTTGCTCATTGAATATTTCTCCTATAGCAGACTGTAATAAATAGTATTCAAATTTCAGAAAAGCACTAGATGCCTGAGCCCTGCTTTTCCAGCAAATCAAAAATATCTTCTATTTCTTCTTCGCTCAATGCAAGTTTCTGCATTGTTTCTTTTCCACTATTAACTAGTTCTCTCTCTTGCTTTATTTCTTTCTTGTCTCGGTTTCCTACCTTTTTTGACGCTTTTAGTTTGTCGATGTATTCTAAAACGTTTTCGTCTTGTAGCAAATAACCAGAAACAATGCCACGAAAGAAAGCCGCCTGGGAGATTCCATCGTGCTCCAGGCGGATCTTTAGGTCAGCATATCTTTTGTCGGTGTCGTAAAAAATGATCTTTTTACGAAGTTTGCCGTAGTCTCTACTCATTGTCCTTGTTCTCTAAATAAGTAGAAAACTCTTGGAGAATGTTCACGGCCTTGTCCCAACACTCTGGGCAATAAAGGTTTACGACCTGTTCTGCTCGTCGCTCAACCACATGCCAAGACATAACCATTTCTCGGTCCTTCTTGTCAAATGGTTTCAGACAAGTCAGGCACTCGTCGGGCAACTTGCCAAATAGAGTCATCTTCTCCTCTAAATCTGGGTTGCCATCCTTCTTTGCCTGTTTTGCTGCTGCTCTGCGTTGTGCTCGGTTCATCCTGTGCTTCCTAAGGCTCCGTCGCCTCGGTTGCTGATGGTGATGGGATGCCAGTCATAGAGCGTGTCGTCAGAGGTTTCCAAGAAACGAACTGGAACGACGGGGATAACAACGCCCTGTGCGATCTTCTCTCCTGGTTGAATAAACCTGCCGATGCCGGTGACGTTGTGAAGGTTTACAAAAACCTCTCCGTCATAGCCAGAGTCGACAACACAAGCACCGACCATCCAGCCCTTCTTAGCAGAGTTTCCACTTCGGTTCATGATCTGCATCATGTAGCCGTGTGGGATGCCAAACTTTAGACCAGTAGAAAGAATAACGCTCTTTCCTGCCTCGATCCAAAGAGCTTGCCCGTCTGCTGGGTTGAAACAGAGGTCTAGCCCTGCGTCAGAGGGATTTGCCCGGTAGGGTCGGTGTTCGCAATGTGGAAGGCAAAAATACTCTAAAATCACTTAGTGCCTCCGCGAATAGAGTCATAGACCTTGATGAACTGCTCAATGTCGACCTCGGACTTCATCATTCGGTAAGCCTTGACGGTCATTGAGATCTCCTCGGCTGTAAGCCAGCCTTCTTCCTTGAACTCCTTTCGCAACTCGCGCTTCTGCTCCTTGTAAGGCTCCATGGCCTCCTCAATGGTGTTCAGAGCACGGATGTACTCAATCATCTTCTCGGTCTTTTCGTCACGAACTTGCTCAACAATAGCGGTATCACTTCCAAACATTTACTCTCCTCCTGTCATCTGAATTAGGTGTTCTACTGGCATAATGCCAAACTTGCGGTTCTTCTCAACGCCGTTGTCCAAGTAGACAAAGCACGGCACTGACCTTACACCATATTCTAGTGCAATGTCCCGGTGGTTGTCAACATTAATCTTTACCAATTCTACATCGCTTCTCGTCTTAAACTCTTCCAAAACTGGATTCATGCGCTTACATGGCATGCACCAGTCAGCGTAGAAATCAATCAAAACTTGTCCTTGCACGGGAATCATCTTACCTCCTCATTAGTTCGCGTAGTTTGAAGACCCCAATCTCCTTGTGCTTGCATTCGCACATCACATCTACATCCAAACCAAAGGTTTCAACTGGCTCCCAATAGGAGTCAGAGTGGGCCTGTGGCTTGATCTTTGGGTTTTTGTGCTCCACCGCTCGGCTTTGCGAGTAGTGGATAACTGGCTTTACATTACCCCATGTCGTAAAAGCAAGGTTCATCGCATCTTCTTGCGACAGATCACCTGTGCAAAATAGATGGTGGTGAACATCGTGGACAATGGGGATGCCGATGCGTTTGAAGACCAGTTCATAAAGGTCTTTTGTGGAAAACATGCTTGCCTTGTCGTCATTTTCAACGGTAAGGCGGGTTTTCACAGCATCGGACAGGCGCTCAAAGTTGCGACAGAAAGTGTCTGCTGCCTTCTCCTTATTTCCGTAGGTTGCGCCAACATGAATGTTGATCTTCGCAAATGGTGTGCGAGGCAGACCAAGAAGGTCAAAAACCTCACCATGATGCTCCAGATCCTTGATTGTGTTCAGAACAACCTGCTCGTTTGGCGAACACAGCTTGTTGAACGGACCAGGGTGCGATGTAATGCGCATCCCGTGGATCTTGGCAAGTTGACCAGCAAACGCAAGCTTCTGCTTGATCCTATGGTAGTCTGGTAGTTCTTCAAGGCTGTACTCGGACGCCCACGGAAAGAGATTGGAGGAAAGACGAAAAAAGGAAAAACCGTTCTTCACGTTCCACTTCAAGATCTTTGGTAGATCCTGGCAGTTTTGTAGTGAGATCTCGGAAGCATAAGGTAGCCCCTTCTGATCGAAAGTTCTACGGATCATGCTCCGGTTTGTTGTGATTCGCTTGGCCTTCGGTTGCTCCGACAGCCCAAGGTTGATGCACGCATAGCCTAGATTCATTCTTTCCCCCAATGACTCTTATAGTATAGCACCGCTGACTGGGTTAGTCAAGCCACATTATCGGTTAAGCAGTCTTCTTGAAAAGACTCTCATTTGAAAAGATGGTTTTATTATCCATAATCACCTCTTCTGGCTGAGGAATCCTCTCAAAAATCACATAACGACCAGCATACTTTTCTGGTTTTGCACAGGCCAAGTCTTTATCATGCTCAGAAACACCGCTCTCTCCGTTATAATGGATAGCAATATGTTTCCAATCTCTTCTTGTTCCAGTTATGCCATGTAGGGAAAACTCATGAGTTTTCGAACACTTATCCCCTCCTTCCTCAATCCAACACTTTGCAGCCAATCCAACATTGGAAGTTGTGCGGCCTGTGCTATAAACATAAACACCGCCATTGTTTTTTGCATGTTGATAGTTCTTATCCTGTTGAGATTTTGCTATTCCAACATAACGATACTTAAAGTTTTTGACACTTTTCTTTTTCATAAGGCTTCCATGTGTTTGTCCGCGATGCTTTTCAGCAATTTGTTTTACCGGCATGCCATTCTTGAAATCATTGTGCATTTCAGTCCACAAGTTTAGTGAGTCCAAGTCCATTAGGATAGGAAAATCAAAAGGCGGCTTGTAGCCAGTTGGGCGAGCGGCGGATTGAATAGACGAACGGTCATTCTTATCAAAAGGCGCGTCATGCCAAATCCAAATATTATCATTACACTTTTTATCAAGTGTTGCGCCGGCGCTGTAAGACTTATCAATCAAAGCAACAGTTGGCTCATTTGTTGGTGTCTTCAAATCCTCTGCAAAATCAGCGATGTTATTGTCATGACAGTTATAAGATCTAACTTTAATGCCAAAGGACTCAATCTTTTTGGTCAGTTTAGTTCTGCTTCTCCCGGTGTAGCGAAGAACATAATAGTCACCATCAAAAGACTCTTTGTACTTGTTGAGCTTTTCATCAAACTTCTCTGTTTCTTTGGTTGGGTCAAAAGCTTCCTCAACAAGTCCGCGATTATAGTGGTCAGCCAGGGAATAATAACCATCTTCCTCGGGCAAGTAACAGACCAAGGGTTTAATGCTTTTACTATTAATCCCGTCAAGAACAACCGCTGGCGTAGCAGTAACAAGAAGTAGATGGAGCCTGTCATCTCCACTAAAATTAATACGATCAAGTGCTTTATAAAAGTTACTTAATTCGTCAGCGGTGGCAAAATCTGCTTCATCACGGATAAGCTGAATCTTTTCGGCGCCGGCTTTGAGGGCGTTCTCGATTTCTGAAATAACCCTAGAAGTCTGGGCCTTACTATTAATATTTGAGTCGTTCAGGTGGAACGCTGTTCGCCCAAGCCACTGGCCACAATCCAAAGAGCCGGTGCCAAAAGCGCCATTTTTACGAAAGTTTTTAATTCTATCGGTTTGCTGGTTTCTCAAATACGTTGATGAAAGGCCGCAATCAAAAAGGAAAGTGTTTTTTGGACTCTGTTGGATCCACTGATGACAAACTTCATTACACAGATCAGTCTTACCGTTTTGAGGCGCTGAATAAATAAGAACACAGCGGTTGTTTTGAAGAAGCGTTATAACTTCCTTTGCTTTATCAATACTTTTCTGATATGGCATATGCATTTTTAACTCCTTTAATTGAATGTGGATCCCCAACCACTCTTATAGTATAGCACCGCTGGCTGGGTTAGTCAAGCAGTTTCCACGTCTTGAACGCTCTTCCGCGAGTTGAGAAGCCCCAATCTTCATTATAGTTGGGTCGGATCATGTAGAGCTTGTTTGTAGAAATGGTGTCGCCCATTTGCAAATCAACGCCCCAACAACGGATCCTGATGTTAGCGGAGTTAGAGTCCGTGGCTTCAACAATAAGGTAGTCCTTGCCGTTCTTTGTCTTCTTTGGCACAACCTTGCGAGGAATAAGCCAGGTGACTTGGAGGTCTGGGTCGTACTCGGAAATGGGAGGAATGCCCATCGCAGTCAACTTGTCCATCGTTTCAGGCTTGACAACCCGGTTCAGCGGGAACTGGCCGGTGAGGTCAATAAGAGACTGGATCTTCTCTTCCTCGGTGAAGTCGCCTTCGGGGCGGTAAAGATCGATGTTCTCGGCAAGGTTCTTCAACTTTCGTGGACGGTCAACAGCGACAGCAGACCAGAAATGCTTGAGCCCTGTAAAGCGAGTGTCAACCAGTTCGTGCATCGCACCAGAGCGACAAAGCACATCCAGAGCCTTCTTGTTCAACTTGGAATAACGCATCTTTTCGTTGAACAGGAAGTCCTCGACCTGTTGGAACGGGCGGCCAATGAAGATCTGGTCAATAGCCGCGTCCCCAAGACCCTTGACGGAAGTTAGAGGCTGAATAAGCGTCTTGCCATCGGCAGAGATCTCCCAAACACGACCAGAAGTGTTGACATTCAGCGGAGCGATCTTGAAACCGAACTGCTTGGCAGTTGAAATAGCCTTTTCCTTGCGGGTTTCCGGCTCCTTGTCCAAGAAAGCTGCCATCCACTCTGCGGGGTAGTAGGTGAAAAGCCAAGCACACTGGTAAGAAATGATCGAATAGCAAACGGCGTGAGACTTGTTGAAGCCATAGCCAGAGAAGTATTCGAAGGTTTCCCAAAGACGCTGGGCGGTAGTCTGCTTTAGACCCTTCTCCAAGCAACCAGCAACGAACTTTCCGTGAAGAGCAGCCTTGACCTTGGCTTCCTTGCCAGTGCCCTTCTTTGTAAGAACCTTGCGAAGCATGTTGCCTTCGTCAAGAGTCAAGTCCTTGCCCAACTTGTGGGCGAGCATGGCGATTTGCTCTTGGAAAATAAGGAAGCCGTTGGTTTCCTCGGTCACTTGGCGATGATCGTCGTTGATGTACTTGACCATTCCAGGCTTGCGACGGGTCTTCACAAAGTCCTTGTCGACGTTGGCCGACAGAGGACCAGGGCGGAAGATCGAGGTAATAGCGGAAATGTCAATAATGTTGTTTGGCTTGACCCGCTTGCAGAGCGCCTGTGCGCCGCCCTCTGTGAACTGGAATGTGCCAGCCCACTTGCCCTTGTGGAAAACGTTCTTGTAAACCTTCTGATCGTCAAGATCCATCACATCAGGGTGAAGGTGCTTGTTGTAATAATCGAGAATGTCCGAGAACTCGGGGTTTTCGATTCCGTGATGGCGACGAAGGATGTGAGAGATCGCACCTTCGATCATTCGCAAGGTAGAAAGGCCAAGAAGGTCAAACTTGATGAAACCCATGGGTTCAAGGTGACGAACGTTCTGGCCCTCCGACCAAGGCGTCTGGCGAACATCCTTGGAAGAGATCAGAGGCATGTGATAGTCAAGGTCTTCCGCGATCACAACGCCGCCAGCATGACGGGAGCAAGAGCGCACCTGGCCATAGAGAGCATCGACGTGCGTGGCCACATCAGGGTACTTTCGGAGGAAAGCCTGGAGCGTGGTGGAGTATTGCTTGACCTCCTCGAAAGTTGGGGTGTAAACACCGGCCTTGATGCCGTGAGCCTTCTTGGCAGCACGGGTCGCCTCGGTCATCATCTTTCCAGTTACGGAGTTGACCTCGGTGAAGGGAATGCCATAAAGCTTGGAAATGTCCTTGATAAGAGACTTCAACTGAAGCGTGTTCCAGTTGGAGATCGGGGCGACAACATCAGACCCCCACTTCTCAATAAGACGATCCTTCAGAACCATAGGATCCGACACATCATAGTCAATGTCAGGGTAGTCCGTGGCATCCTTCCGCAAGAATCTCTCAAACTGAAGTCCATACTTGATGGGGTTGACCTGCGTAATGTCCAGGGAGTAAGCGACAAGCGAACCAGCAGCCGAACCACGACCAGGGCCGGCAAGCATGATCTCCTTCGTAATGTTGTCGATCTCGTTCATCGTCAAGAAATACTTGGAGAAACCACGGTCAGCGATGACCCCAAGCTCGTATTCGAGGCGGTCGGTGTATTCCTTGTCGTTGTGGAGGTTCTTTGCCCGCAACCCCTCAAAGCAGAACTTGCGAAGGGCAGAGTCAGCAGTTTCACCCACCGGAATAACAAAGTCAGGCAAACGAACTGTGTTGTCAGGGAGGAAGTTCTCGATGCGCTCGTGGGCAATAGTGTAGGTGTTCAGCAGGGACTGACGCACCACGTCGTCGTCATAGGAGACACCTGCCTTCTCGGAATAGCGAAGGTAGTCCTCCCACATTTGGTTGCCGTTCTTTGGGTAAAGCTCATAGCCGATCTCGTCAACATCGGTGGGAAGTTCACCATCGTCAGCCCAAGACGGGCGGCCCTTGCCAAGCCAGCCAAGACGCTTGTAAAGTTCACGGTCCTTCCAAGCAGTAGGGTTGGGATAATGCGAATCCGCAGTAGAAATGAGAGGAATGTTGAACTCCTCGTGCATCTGGATCACATAGCGGTTTAGATCGTGCTGCTCGGGCACAGCGTTCCACTGAAGCTCACCATGCCAACGGTCGCCAAGGATGGAAATAAAACGCTTTGTGAGGCTCCTCATAGCATCCAGGACGGCTTCTTCGCCCTGCTCCCGGTGCTCCCAGTAGCAGCCAGCATAAACGCCCCCAAGGCAAGCAGAGGCCGCGATGATGCCCTCGCCATACTTTTCCAAAAGATCGAAATCGATGCGAGGATAACGATAAAAGTTTTCAGGCTGATAGGACTCAGAAACCAGCTTGAAGAGGTTGTTCAGGCCCTTCTGATTTTGGGCAAGAAGAACAAGGTGCCGACGACGGTTTAGGACGTTCTTTGTAGCCTTCTTCGAGGCATCTTCGTCCTCAACGGTAGCACCAGAGGTTTCGTCTTGCTTTGCAGCGCGGGCAGCCTTCTTGTCCTGCATGATGCGCTCATAGTCCTCACGCCATTCCGTAATGGACGGCACAAAGTAAGCCTCACAGCCAAAGATCGGCTTGAAGTTCTTGCCTGCTGCTTGCATCTTCTTGGCATGAAGAACCTGCCAGGAAAGACCGTTCATGTTGCCATGGTCGGTCAGAGCCAGGGCATCCATGCCGTTTTCAAAGGCAAAGTCCATGTGTTCTTGTGGATAGCCAAAGCCATCAAAGATCGAGCCTGCAACGCTGTGTGCGTGCAAACCAACAAAAGGAATGTTCTCACTCATCATCAACCCCCACTGGATTCCATTCTCTATAAGATAACACGAGTTGCCCTGGATGCCAAACCTGTTTACGTTCTTCTGACGCAAGGTAGACACAATAGCGATCCCAACTGTCGATGGGGTGCCACCAGTTCAACTCCAACTCTTCGTCTCCTTCTATTATAGTCTCTCCGAACGTGTTGTCAAGCCCAAAGTTCTCCTCGTAGTAACTTTCTTCGTTTGCCAGTTCGTCCCCCAATAGTAGGCTATGTTCTACTTCCTTGAAAATTTTCTCAACTTCTACTAAATGGCTATTGTTGAAGGTAAAACCAAGAAGGTCGTTGGTTAGGAAGGATCTGCCGTTGTGGGTTAGGACAAAGTTATGATCTTTTGCTATTGCGAGCCGATGATCGCGCAATTGGAGCGGATCATAGACGGAATAGGGAAAAGACACATAATAGCGGATCGGTGCCATCCATTTGCTAATGTCAGAAGCGATGGAATGTGCCTTTTTCGCGCCCCAAAGGATGTTCCAAGGAAGGCAGCCCATTTTGTTCCAATGTTTGGTTGCCGTTGGGACATAAAAAATGGGAACAGGTCGTCTTTGTTCGCTTGGGAAGCGGTTTCTGCGGCGTAGATAAACCGGGTCTTGGATGAAGTCGCCCATTCTGTGGCGTAGAAGGGGCGTTGTGTCGTCATTTGCGACGATCCAAATGGTTTTGCAACCTGCAACGGCTGCTTCTAAGACGGCCCGTTCAATCGCGTGGTAGTTGGGTGCGATTGGCATAAGGCTGTCGTGCCACTCCATGTTAAAACCAAGGTTTTTTGTGGCAACCGGGACTATTCCTGCGAGGTGTGTTTTCATAGGGCGTCTGTGATCTTTCCTAAATAGCCTGTGGGTTTCTTCGTAGAGGTTAAAAGCTCGTGGAGTTCTTCATAGTGGAACTCAAAGCGTGGGTCGATTTCGTAATAACGGCGAATTTGGGGATGAACCTCTCTTTCGGCGGGTTCGAGGATGATGGAAAGATATTTTTGCTTTCCTCCTCGTTTCTTGTCAATGCCGTTTTTGCTGCCTTTGATGCCTGCCTTTTTCATCATTTCTTCGACGACAAATTTGACCATTGTGTCGGAATATTCGAAGTCTCCAAGTTGGGCGTCGGTGAGATGGGAGATGGCAACGAGGTCTTTGAAGGTTTTATTGTCGGAGCGGTCTGTTGGGTAGAAAAAAATTTGGCTCGCGAAATCGCCTTCGCCTTTGAGGGTTTTCACGTCGTGGACGGAGCAACGACGGACATTTACCCAATCGACAACCCGGTTCTTTTCCTTTATTTCGCCCGAAATGTCGGGCAGTCCTGCGATGCCTTCGTCGTCAAAGATGTGTAGTTTCGTAAATGTGCCTTTTATGAGCCGCTGGTTCTTTGTGACTATTCGAAGGTTGTTTTCCTCGAC